TCACTAGAAGAGGAAAAGCGTTGGGCAACATATCTATTTTCAAAAGGAAGTATGATTGGTTTATCAGAAAAACTGTTACACCAGTTTGTAGAATATATGGCAAATCGCAGAATGAAAGCAATCGGCCTGACACCAAAATACGACCAAAAAACAAATCCACTACCATGGGTAGACCACTGGCTGAATTCAAAGGGTACACAAAATGCACCACAAGAAACAGAGATTGAGTCTTATGTAATTGGTGGTATTAAACAAGATGTAGAAAAAGACCAATTTAAGAAATTTAAATTATAATGGAAAAAGCAACAAAACATTGTACGAATTGTGATACAAAATACACCGTGACGTGGGATTTAGATGAACAAGATTTAGAACCAATGACGTGTCCTTTTTGTGGTTGGGAAGTTGAAGAACAAGAAGAGATTATTGAGGAAATACCGAATGACGCAGACGGACACGACAGAGAAGACGATAATTGGGATTGATTACAGTTTAACAAGTCCTGCTATTAGTATTGATAATGGAGCATTGATGTTCTTTTACCTCACAGGTAAAAAGAAATGGGCAATGACAATGAACGATACAATTGTTGGTGAGTTACATAAAGAATATAAAACTGATATAGAAAGATTCAAAAATATATCAGATTTCGCAATCAAAGTAATCCAGTCAACTTATAATCCTCATGTTTACATTGAGGGTTATTCTTTTGGTTCAAAAGGCCGAGGTGTATTTCAAATTGCCGAGAATTGTGGCATTTTAAAGTACAGATTAGAAGAACTAAATATACCATACAGTGTTATTGTTCCTAGTGTTGTAAAGAAATTTGCAACAGGAAAAGGTAATGCTGATAAAGACAAAATGTATGAGGCATTTGTGAAAGATTTGAAAATTGACTTGAAGAAAATATTTGATACCGAAAAGGTGGGCAATCCACTATCAGATATTGTTGACAGTTATTACATAGCGAAATGTGGAGAAGATAATGAACGTAATTAAAGGTTGGCATTTGCCAGATTGGGATAGACATTATGAAGCAATGTTGAAAGAATATGATGGTAAATGGGAATATCAAAAAGATACAAGAGATTTTAGTTTAGCATATGTAAAAGACTTTACTAAAGAATGTATTGATGTTGGTGGTAATATTGGTTTCTGGTCAAGAGACCTTGCAAATAAATTTAAATTCGTTCATGCATTTGAACCACATCCAGATAACATATTAGCATTTAAGACTAATATGAAAGAAACAAATTACACACTATATTCAGTTGCAGTATCAGATAAGAGAGCTGGTAGAGTAGATTTATTTTCATCACCAGACGAGTGTGGTAATGTAAGTCTTAATGAATGGGGTGTACAAACAGGTAATAGTTTAAGAAAATTAGAACAAGAACAACTTTCTAAAATAACAGTTGATGTAGTTGCAATTGACGACTATAACTTTACAAATATTGGTTTTATGAAAGTAGATGTACAAGGTAACGAAAGAAACGTTGTATTAGGTGCTGAACAGATGTTACGTAACAATGATGTTACATTAGTATTAGAACTACCTATGAGTCCTGGTAGAAAAACTTACGAAGCAGAAAAGAAAGAACATGATACTATCGTAGATATTCTAAAAGAATATGGATACGAAAAGAAAGGTCAACTACGGAAGGAGGCCGTATTCCAGAAATGTTAAGAATAGGTGTAGTTACAACATTAAGTAAAAAATTATATAAAGAATACGGACATAAGTTTTTTGAGACTTATAATTGGCCTTTTGATTTGATTGTTTACAGTGAAGACATGTTAGATATACCAAACATGAAAGGTCTAGTAGTACGTTCATCATTTGATGAGATACCAGAGTTAAAAGAATTCGTTGAACGAAATAAAGATAGACCAGTTTCAGATACACCACAAGGTTATCTACATGACGCAGTTAGATTTAGTTACAAAGTATATGCATATTGCAATGAAATTATTACAAGTGAAGACTATGATGGTTTAATCTGTATTGACGCAGATAGTATCTTTAACAAGAGGATAGACGAAGAATGGATTGAAAAACATATACACAGAAAAGAAAGTTTTATGACTTATCTTGGTAGAGGTAATCTTTACAGTGAATGTGGTTTCCTATACTTCAACAGAAACCATGAAAATACTTTTGAGTTTGCTGTTCGTATGAAAGAAATGTACAACACAGATACAGTTTATAAACTAAAAGAGTGCCATGATAGTTTCGTATGGGATTATGTACGAAAACAAACAGAAGAGATACATGGTTGTAAAAATTATAGTATTGGCGATGGTAAACCAGGTCACGTACAAGCAAGGTCTATATTAGGACCTGTTTACGACCACATTAAAGGTCCTAAACGTAAGAAATTATTGAGAAGTCCAGAAAGGCGATTTTAATGATAAACATTTTTATTGGTTATGATAGTAAAGAAAAGGCAGCCTTTTCTACACTAACGTATAGTATTTTACAGAATAGTACAAAACCAGTTGCAATTACACCAATTGCTTTAAACAATATTAAAGATGACTTTGTAAGAGAACGTAATAGTTTATCTTCTACAGAGTTTAGTTTCAGTAGATTTATTATACCACATTTGATGAATTACCAAGGTTGGGCAGTATTCATGGATTGTGATATGTTAATGAGAACTGATATTAACGAACTATGGCGACAGAGAGACGACAAGTATGCCGTACAAGTAGTCAAACATAATTACGTACCAAAACATAACAAAAAGTTTTTAGGTCAAACACAGACAGCATACGATAAAAAGAATTGGTCTAGTGTCATGTTGATGAACTGTAAGAAGTGTACACAACTAACACCAGACTATGTAAACAAAGCAAGTGGTTTAGAGTTACATCAATTCAAATGGTTAGAGAGTGATGACTTAATTGGTTCTATAGATAAAACTTGGAACTGGTTAGTAGGCGAATATGAATATAATCCTGAAGCAAAGAATATACACTTTACAGAGGGTGGTCCTTGGTTTAAAGATTATGAAAATGTTGATTATGCAAAAGAGTGGTTTGAATATTATTTTGAATCAGGAACGGTACAGATTAAAAAATGAGTATTGAGTGTTTTTTAACAGGTGTAGGTAAAGATAAATTCTTATTGAACTTGGCTACTAGTCAGAATGGTATCATACATCAACCAGAATTAGGTAGAAACGAAAAGATTAAACCATTTGATAATGCATTTTGGCCTACGTTTAATAAACGTGAGTGGACTAAAAATCCTATTGCAGTTATAGGTACATTAAGAGGTACACATGAATTAATACAACTTGCAATGCAAAGAAAACATACATTTTATTATTTGGACCATGCATACTTTCACGCTACAAGAAATTATGTACCTGGACCACATGGTAGATTGTATAGAATGATACGAAGTCAATTACAACTTAATTATAATGTGATGTTAGAAGATGAAGATTGGAAAAGAATTAAGAAGTATGGTGAGCCAAAAAGACCCAAAGAATTTGTTAAACAAGGTAGTGAAATATTAATTATACCACCTACAGAGGCCATTGCCAGAGTATATGGTTTTGATGTACCATATTGGTTAGAAAAAACACAAAGAGATATTAGAGCATTTACAGATAAAGTAATTAGAATTAGATATAAAGATACAGACATACCTTTACAAGAAAGTTTAAAGAACGCATATTGTGTTGTTGCTTTCCAATCTACAGTTGCTATAGAGGCAATTTTATCTGGTATACCTTGTATTGTGGATCCTATTTCACAAGCAAAACCAGTTTCAAGTACCACTATTGCAGATATAGAAGAATTATATTATCCTACAGAAGATGAGATTATGTTATGGCAGTATAGTTTACTAGCATGTCAATTTACAGAAAACGAATTTAAAACAGGCGAGGCTTATGAAGCCACAAACAGGTTACAACATGATAATTGGATTTAACGGTTCATTCAGAGATAGTTTCTTCAAGTTTCCTAAACATGAGGATTTTAAACTATGTGATTTTGAAAATCCACTACCACCTACAGCAGACGCCTACATAACAACAGGTGTTCAAGGTGTATATAAAGATTGGTCAGACCAGTATGAGTATATAAAAAGTACAGGTAAACCACAACTAGTAGTAGAGGGTGCCACATTTAGAAAAAATCTAATTATGGATAGTGACACATATTATTATAGAGTTAGTCTTGGTTGTTATACACATGACAAAGGTATATTTAAAAACAAAGGTGTAGGTCCTGATAGATGGAATATGATACAACAAGAACAAGATATTGAGATTAAACCTTGGCGAAAGAAAGGTCATTATATTCTATTGTGTTTACAAAATCCTAGTGATACAAGTTTAAACGATTTATATACAGAAGAAGTTTACAAAGACCTAGTTAGATTCACAAAAGGCGATGGTATAGAATATAATTATTTAAACTACCTATATAAAATAATACAACAGATTGGTCAAGTTACACATGAACCTATAGTTGTTAGATTTCATCCTAGATTTTTAGATAAGTATGGTGATAGAAAAAGAGGTTTCTTTGCAAGATTTAAACAACTTGGTGTAAAGAATGAAATTAGATATAGTGAGAACTACCAAGACTGGAATGAAACAAATGGTGGTTTTGGTTTTCAAAAAGATTTAGATGGTGCAAGAGCAGTAGTCTCATATTCAAGTAACGCATTAGTTGAAAGTGCGTGTGAGGGAATACCAACAATTGCATTGTCGCCGACTTCTCATGCTAGACCAGTTTCATACCATGATGTAAGTATTCTTAAAGAGAAACATATTGATTGTAAGTTTGATAGACAACAATGGTTAAATGAGTGTGCTTACACTCAATGGAAAGTAAGCGAAATTAATTCAGGCGAAGTACATAAGAGGTTATTAGAATGGCAATAATTACACATAAAATGGCGTGGGACAAGTGTTTATCACATGAAATCTGGCCAGCGATTGAAAAGGGTTGGAAAGACGCAGACCACGAAATTCATTTCTTTTGGGGTTTAGCAGGTAATAATATAAGAAATATCAAAGAGTGTGAGGAACAAGGTAAAGAATGGTGGTACGTTGATGTAGGTTATTTAACTGACCAAATTGTAAGATATCCTGAACCGAAGATAGTTTCCCGAATAAATACTTATTTTAGAATTGTACGTGGTGGTATTCACACAACACAATTTAGAGTAATAAGTCCAGACAGATGGAATATATTAGGAAAGAAAGCAAAAGCTAAAGGCAATCCTAATACTCCGTTTACTGGTAGTATAGAATTTAAAGGTTGGAGAAGTACAAGAGGCAACCATGTATTGGTAGCGCCATCTAGTCCAACAGTTACTTATCATGTTAATGGTATTACACAACAAGAGTGGATTGACCAAGTCACAACAGAGATTAAGAAACACACAGACTTACCGATAAGGATAAGAAACAAACCAAGACCTGGAAATCAGTGGTGGAATACTCACATCCATGATGACTTAAACGAAGCACAATGTTTGGTCACCAACATGAGTTTATCCGCTATAGACGCTATATTACACTATACTCCTGTGTTTTGTCATAATAGAAATGTGGCATGGCCTGTTGCAAGTAGAGATTTGAAGTTTATTGAAAAACCATTTAAGCCTGGGGCGAAAACAGTTAACGAGTGGTTGCAGATGATGTGTTACAATCAGTTTAATTTGGATGAAATTGAAGATGGCACGGCTTATGCAACGTTGCAGGAGCAGATACGAGTATGAAGAAGCCAAGACATGAATTTGATTTCTTTGTAAGACTTAGAATGTGGTACGCAGCCTTTAGAGGACATAAAGGCAAAAGATGGAATTATGAGCCATCAGAGTGGTACATGGGTCGTCACAAAGGAAAATAGATGAAACAAGATTTGATTATTATTGGTTATGGTCACGTAGGCAAAGCAGTTGATAAGATTTTAAATCCTATACAC